GCACCACTTACGTAATATCTATCGTAATATGTATGTGTATGATCCGGTTCTATATCAGTAGTGGCACCACCATGAATATGCGATCCACTGGATGCGATAGTAGCCGAATGCGTATGTGCTGGTCCCTCACTGGGCTGAAGAGCGTAGTTCTCCTGACCGGTGACACCACCAAGATTCTGTGATTGCGTCCTATTAACACGGTTGACTCCGGAACCGGTGTTATTTTTACCTAAAACAAACCGACCCCTGGCGTCTGGAACATTGAAATTAGCACCAGCTCCACCATAGGTATAACCAATAGCTGCAAATAAATCTGGGTATGCGGAAACCAACAACGATTGTCCTTCACACAGCAACCACCCAGTTGGTGCTACAGCACCCGCCCATGGTAATGGTCCAAGACCAGGAGGTACTCGAAGAAGAAGGAGTGCAGCGATGGTATCATCAACGTATTTCTTTGACGTTGCTTCATCATCAAGGGATGGTGTAGCAGTGACACCAATAACCTTTTTCCCATTCAAAGCAATGTCCTGTTGAACATCACTTAAATCCATTACTGAGTCGGTTACTTTTGTTGTCATTATTAAATCTTCTCAGATACGATGTTCCAGTTATTTGAACTGTCGAACACCAATGTAACGGCACCTCGGTCGGTAGAGATCGTATAGGTTGCTGCACCATCAAATGTTGCCGCAAACGGACCAGTAATGTCGATATTTCTGAGTGATCCTGCCAGACCGCCTTCATCCTTGATGATTATCTTACGTCCGGGGGTGGGTGCTGCTCCACCTGGACCACATGTAGCCAAATCAACAATAATATTAGGACCAGGAATATTGGTATCAAGAACACCAACATAACTCGGCGATTCTCCAACAACTATGGGGCTTCCATTCGCACCGATTCGCTGTTCGTAGTTGGCACCAGTCGATGCTGCGATGGTTATTTGATGACCTGGAGCGTCTTCGACGATGGTGATGTTGGAGCCAGCTACCAATCCCTTAAACTGGAGGTCAACTCCACTCTTACCATCCGTTATATCAGCTGATCCAAACGGAGCCAGTGAGTTCAGGGATGCGGTGTTTGCTTCACCGGCTGTCGGGGCAACAACAAGATTCTTCAAACTCTTGATATCAACAAGCTCACCACCTGTCATACCTACGAAGAATTCAACCTCATCCGGGACGAACGGTGGAGAAAAGTATAAAATCGGGTCTGGTGTTGCGGAAATCGGGTCAGTGGCGAGGACATTAATTTCGTAGTCGTTAGGACCAACAATATTAGCAACAGTGAAATCACCGTTGTATTCAGCCTCAAGTGCCCCACCAAGCTCTACCACAGTACCAACGGATGTAATACCATGCGGGTCAATCGTGTTCACATTTGCCAACACTGCACCGGCAAACGCCTTGATAATGGAATTCACAGTCAAATCTTGCTGATTGACGGAATAATCGATACCGATTGTCTTACCAATACCATCAACTGTTACAAGTATTGCTTCCGGTTGGGTTCCAGCCACACCAGTTTGGAACGTTGTTTGTCCAATACCGGCAGTGGTAATTGACTCAAATACCCTTGCGGTCTGGGATATCTGCACTGTCTCGTATGCCCTAGTATAAACCTCAGCATTCAATACAGGAGGTACAACAAATACGATGGTGGTACCAACAACCGAGTAATCCCCGGTGACGGGTTCCACTGTCAAGGAGTTCTGGCGAACACCATCAATGAATACTTCAACCAATTCTGAAGGGAGAGCGGACCCAACACCGAGCGGATAAGACACTGTGGTGTTGTCACCAACAGCTCTTCGCTCGATAACGTTAGTTGCATATCGTCCACCAGTAGCCTGCCACTGCAAACCATCCCAAACGAACAATACTTCAGTGTCTGTGGTCCAGTACAATGCTCCAGGAACTTCACTGCCAGTTACGGGCGGCTTGGGATCAGTCGGAGAGCCGTCGGAGAGACCGACTTCTGCCGGGACACCTTCCAATGCTACCCATTGGGTAGTTGGGGAGTTAATGTACAGGAAAATAGTTGCATCGGCGATGCTAAAAACGATCCTACCGGGGGTGTTGTCCGGGTCTGCAACGGAAGGCAGCGTGTCCAGAACCTCCAAGGCAGTCGCCAAGGGGTCTCCGGTAGCGTTGTCCAGATTAATTCCGTAGTTTCCACTCGGAAGCAAACCATAAGGTACTAAATTTTTAGCCATCTTTTCAACCCTTAACTAACACGCTGGTAGCCGAATACCACAGCGTCGAATTTTAAATCTATAACACCCGCACCAGTGGCTGGGCTCGTAATCTCCAGTTTGATCTCTTCCGCATTCTCTGCGAAACGAGTCATACCCTGGATGGTGTAGAATGCGTGCTTTTGCAGAGTATAGTTCTGCACCAACACGTTCTCCATGATGTCCTCGGAGGTATCGATGTACAGGTTCAACTGAGTGGGACCAATCGGAGGCGCACCACCATCGTTAACGGTCTTCGGAATCAACATAAGACCCGTGGGGTGGTGAGTTACATTAGCCAGACCAGGAGCCTGGAAGATAATCGTCGAACCGGCGACAGTAAAGTCGATATCGGTTGCGGCAGCCAACATCTGGAACTGGTGTGCGTAGTTACTATCAGCCGTTGACAACGGGATGAACTGGCTCGCATCTCGGTATTTCGGCAATGCCAAGTCGGTATCGTACCAGATCATACCCTCAACTGGGTTGGCTGGCTCGGTCGGGTTGGCGAAATGTTCCATGAGGCGATACTGGGACTCGGATATAATGCCGCCATACAGCGAAATTCCCTGTCCAATCATCTCGATTGGGAAATTGGCACCAGTGGTTGTCCCCACGTTTATAGTGGTTACCAGATTACCCCTAGAGTTCAATACGTTATATGCAGGCATTTTACTTCCTCGATTCTACTATTTAGTCTGTTATTCGCAGATGCGTATTCTAAGTGTATACACAACCTCGATGATTCTGTTGGCTGATTTTTCAATCGGGGAAAACACGATATGGGTGATCAGCAGGTCGTCTTTGGATTTCAATCCGATCTCATCGAATATGAAAGCTGACGAATTTATGTTGGTATCGCCAACATTATCAAACGCAGCCTGACCAAACGGCTCGTTTTTGTCGATCACGCATCGTATTTCAACGTCCGAGAACAGGGTTCCATTCACATGACGAACAGACATCGAGTTGCCAGCCGGGGCTCCACTATTATCGTCCACAACCTCGAAATAAACCGGGGTGTTCAGATCGGCGGCACCAGTGGTGTTCGGGGTCGCATAAATGATGTTACCCAGGGGATCAATGGTTGCGCCACCAGTACCGAACCACATCGTGTAGATGTAGCCATTATCACGGTGGGCTAGTCCCCTCGAAATGATCACGGATGCGTGTTCAGGGTGAATAGCGTTCCTGCGATTCAGGAGAATCTTACCCTTGGACTCATCACCAATATCACATTCCTCGTCATATTCGACGATTTTCACGTGACCTTCGATTTTTACTTTTAATTCATCAGAAAGACTTGTCATAACCAATTCCTAGTGCGATCTATTATATTTATCATTTCTCAACTACAATCCCCAGGATGCTGCATAATTTCATATGCTTCAGGCCACTGGACTGCTGCACCATTAGCGGTGCCGAATGCGTATGTTCCGTATGTTACGCCCCTACCAAAGGTCGGGAAACCGATTAATGGTGGGGTAATGTACGAATCGCCGACGCTAAACAGCTTATTAAATGAGGCTCCGTCGTATTCCCAGATTTCCTGTTTACGGGCTACGAAGAACTGTTCACCGGGGAGTACCGGGGCTGTCATATTCCAAACTGTCCCATCCCATTGATAATACTCAACTAATGTGGTATCCACGACAGTAGTTCCGACAATTCGACCGGTCTCTTCACCAAGCGGGGCGTCGTAACTCAGATGATCAACCATAATATCAGCCACAACGATTGGCATTCTGGTCAAAATAGACCGTGCCAGATCACCCTGACGGGGTTCTTTGTAATTAATCGTGATTGTGTCGTTGACCACCGGTGTGTCCAGGACGAAGTATTGGTTCACCACATCGTATGGGGTCGGGGAGGAAACCACCTCAAACGGACCCAGAGGACCGACAGGCCAGCCATTATATACAAACCGGACGATATCGCCTGGGAGCAGGTACGGGTTCGGGGATACATCAATGATATCGCCAGGAACCGGGACGATATCCTGAATGGTTATCTGGGATACCGTGATGGAACGGATCATCCGGAATGAAATCACATCACCAGGAGCCGGGTTGGTGGTCCAGTTGATAGTGTTTCCACCAGATAATGTCAAATCCGGTATTCCAAGCGCCGTATACAAATCCTGCACAACACCATTAAGGAAAATCATGATGTCATCAGGGTCCAACGCATCCGTAACACCGGGGATTACATCCGAAGCTCCACCAGAAGCTGAGAAGGTACTCTCAACCACGTTGTAAATGTCAACAGGGCTATCGATTACTCGGACTTCGATATTACCAACGGAGGTTGCCGGTGGCGCTACTACAAAATCAACAGATGCCAACGCAGTGCCCGGATTTGAAATAGTGTAGTCAACACCAGGATTCTGATATACTCCATCAACAAACACAAACACAGTGTCATCGAATGAGTCATCCTGTCCGGTAGTAATAGTTCCAATCAGGAACGAGGTAAGGATCGAGTTGCCTGTGAAGTTGGTGATCGAGAACAGCGGGGAATTGTCGCTGAAAGTGTTACCAAATCCAAAAAGAATGATCTCATCATTAGTATTCGGGGCTACCGTGAATGTCACATCACTAACCGGACCAATGTTATATGCGCCGGAGAAGTCGGATACGTATGCGGCACCGGAACCAGTGTCCTGGAACACAAATACATTCTCACGAGTGAGGCTGTCCAATGGGAGATTTATTTCAAACCCGAAGGTTGCACCGGATGCCAGTACACTACTAGCACTGGAGATGAAGTTTTCTTCAACAGTCCTTGGTGCCGGTTGGATCGGTGTGAAATCGATTATCTGGTTACCATTGGGACCAGACAGGAAGTAATCAACACCACCTGTCAACAGGTTGCCATTCAACCTAACGTCGTTAGCACCTGTTACGATGGTGACATTAAACAGGGTAGTCGAGCCATCAGCGATAAACTGCTGACCGGCTGGTGATCCAAATTCAAGGATATTATTGAACGGTTCGACGACGGTGTACTCAGTTCCCTCAGTTACAGGGAGGAATGTACCAGTACCACCAGCATCCACCAGAACCTCTACACGGCGATATGCTTCACTTGAGCCTATCACATATGGTGCATTTATCGATGTGAAGTCTTCACTGGTTGGGAATATTTCCAATCCGGGTGCTATTTCCTGCTGAGCACCGATGCTCATGAGGAATACCCGGTTACCTATATCGTTCGGGGCTTGATCAAAACCAGTAGTATCCCATGGTGTCGAGTCCCAGGATGCCATGATCTCATTTACTGTATTGGTGACACAGATATTAACACTATCGATAACTTCAGTCACGATGCGCTCTTCCGGACGACCACCAAGGGGGTCATTCAGATCGGTACACCCGTACATCCCGATTATCCCCTCAAGCTGTACAACTATAACCGCATTATTGGATGGGGCAACAACGAATTCAATGGCGGCATCAGCCGTACCAGGATCAATAACGGTGTAATCAACACCAGCTACCTGAAGTACGTCGGATACAAATACCACAGTTGTACTTTCGGATGCTCCGTTACCGACCACAAATGTAGTCTGTGATCCATCACCTATGAAACTGGTGTATCCCTCAGTCCTCGGGTCAAAGCCAATTGCCCCGGTCGTGAGCGTGCGTGCCACGTGATGCTTGTAGCTGCTCGGGATAGCCTCGAATTGAGTATCGTCGAATTCAGGTCCAAGTGTTATTGCAGTATTGCGTTCTACAAAGCCCTGGGTCTGTTGTGCCTCAACCTCACTACCGTTCGGGAGAATGGAGGCAAGGTCAACCTGAATCGAGGTTGGGAATGTAGTTATGGTCACACCAACTGAATCATTCGACAATTCATTACCAAACTGATCACGAATGACAACACGCTGACTGTAAAGCGGTGGGTTGTCAGCCGGGTTGTTAAATGTATATGATGTATTGATACCATCGGCTACTTCAATGCCCACGGTGTACCATTCATCGGTGCCCAGTTCTGCCATATCCCACAAAGGCATGTCCCAACCGATAGCCGGTGGTGACGGATCGTCCCATGCGTAAGAGTCCCAACCACCATCGTCTATAAGGTTACAGGACAGCCTGTCAAATCTAAGGCCAATCTTGATATTCGGGAGTTCCTGGATATTAACCGGAACCTCTTCAAGGGTGTCTACTGTCATAGTTGACGTTGCGCTACGAAGTTTGGTGCGGAACGGCTTAACATCAGTAATGTTGTTTATCACACCCTGGGTCTCATCCGGGCGAACGAACGGGGATTGAATCAGTACATCAAACACCTGGGTGGAGATATATGAAGTCTTGACAAACCAGTCGGCGTTTAAGTGCTGGCGCATCATTTCATGCAACAAGGAGAATACCAGGGCATTCTGCTCGCCACGATCCAAAGCATCATACGTGCGCTGGTATACGACTCGGAATCTAGTGGTATCGTTTGTGAGGTTGGTGTTTAATGCAACAGTGTGGTTGTCCAGACCAACTTCCAGGAACGCACCATCACTAAACACATATGTTGCACCAACTTCGACGGTGTTACCGGCAGCTTCCTCGAACGGGTCAAGGTTTCCAGACTGTTCTACCTTAATAAGGTCGCCGTTTGCATAGAAATCATTAGCACCACGGAAATCACGAACTGCAATCGTTACGGTGGTATCGAATAATGGCTGATTTTCGTATTCTTTAAGAATGAAATCCTCTCGCTTCCAGAACCCAGTAGGATTGGTGGTTGCGTTGTACTCGTCTGCGAGGTCGAATATTGCTACCAACGCATCAAGCGGACCCAGATTCTTTTGCTTCAGTATACCGTTTACGGTTTCCAGATACGTGGATACTGCGGAGTCAACATCTGCATAAATTGTCTGTACCGGGAATTCGCATGAACCATACTTCTCAGTATCTGACAACTGAGGCGCAGGAACGGTAGTTCCAAACTGGTCTACACCAGACATGGAATCGATGATCTTACTATTAATAACCGGTGGTACTTCCTTAAACTGGTCTCCCTCGGACACGAGTACCCATGCGGCATGGGTGTCAAGGACACGCTCGTCGATGATGACTTCCACAGCATGGTTATTAAGAACCTTCACGCCACCAGTGAACATTGCCATATAGTTGGCATCCATTGGTGCAAACCATGCAGAACCGACTATGGATGGACTAGCGAGGCGCTGAGCAACTTCTACCGTGTCAACATCTGAAGATGGGTTGGTACCCGTATTGCCCTTAACCCAGAAATAGTAAACCGGGGTGAGTATATTAAGACTGTTGTACTTATCAATCTTCACATAAGACGGATTATCAGCGTTTAGCGGCACACCAGTCGGGTGATCAGGGGCTGTCAGGGTGTTAGTGTAATCTACCCAACTCTCAGGCGGCACAGGGGACTCTACCCACTCATACAGGTCGATCTCGCCCACCTGAACTTTAACGTCGCCAGTGGCTGGAGACGAAGGCAGGCTAGTTATTTCGAATGTGAACTTGGTGAGGTCCGTAGTAAATGTTCCTGGGGTTATACCAGTCAATGTCAGCAGATCGTGCGATGCTGGGGTGCCGGATACCAGATCGAATGTCACACCAATGTAATCATTTGTGTTCTCGAACTTCAGGAACCCACCATCGTTTACAGCTTCTACCTCAACTACCGGTACCGCCGTGAAGAATGCATTAATTTCGGCAACAATGGCATCCAGCGTTCCACCCTCCGGGGATGTGAACGAGATTGGGACACCAGTGGACGGAGTGGTTATGTCGAAGTTGCTTCCGGACGGGTATGCACCGTAGGTCTGGGCGGAGATTCCAGCACGTGCCAGGAGATCATCTACAGTTCCGGCTGTAAGCACGAATCTCTTACCTTCGTTACCTATGGTGTTACGAAGAATGAGCTTGTTATCTTCAGCAACCGCTTCTACTTCTACGATGAGAACAGATGTCAAGAATGTGTTTATCTCAGCCACGATAGTGTCGAGATTTCCACCCTCGGCACTACTGAATGTCTGCAAACCACTTGCATCAGTTTCGATGGAGAAGTCGGACAATGCTGGGATGATTTCAAAATACCCAGGGATAGCTGAGATGCCGATGACTGCAAGAAGATCATCCGGGACACCAGCAATAAGCTGGAACCTAGCACCACCATTACCAGCGGTGTTCGTGAACACAACAACATCATCAACGTTCAGGGCGGTAACAACCGTTATTCCTTCAGATGTCAGGTATGTATTAATGTCAGCAACAAGGCTATCAACCCCGGCACTAGCTGTGGTTACATACGGTCCGGTTGTGGTCGGTACTGCATCTGTAGCGATGTTGAAACTATATCCAGACGGGATGATTTCCAGAGCAACACCAGTATCACCACTAAACACACTATCATATGGTGCCGGGAATGCGGTAGACGGACCTATTGCTATACCAGTCATGGCAAGCAGGTCGTCCTGGGTGCCACTGATCAGGATAAATGATGTTCCCTCGTACCCGAGTCCGTTCTGGAACCCAAGAGAATCCTCAGAGAAGAATGCGTGAGCCTCTACTATGTCAGTAGCACCCAGGCTAGAATTTATTTCTGCGATGACGGTCTCAAGGTTGGCACTGCGCTGGTTAACGTAGTTGAGGCGCTTGGACGCAAACAAGGTGTAGTCATTACCGGTGGTGGTAAACGACAGCCTGTTGGCATTATTGACTGCCACCACGGATGAGATTCCGGAGTTAGCCAATGCTGCGTTAATGTCAGAGATGACCCCAGTCAACGTGGTGTTCGAGACAACCACTGGGACCACAATATCAACTTCGATGTCGAAAGACTCGGTAGCAAGGTAGGGGGCAACATCTACACTACCAGTCACGTCGGTATATGTGCCTGGGTTTATGAAAACTTTAGGCAGGAGATCGGTTGCACCAGCCGTAAGATCAAATGTTACGTCTGCTCCAGATATAACGTTATTGAGGCGTAGTTTGTTTCCAACGGCAGTAGCTGATATGGCTGTGATATTCGCAGCCAGCAAATCAGCGTTTACTTCGGATACGAGCTGCCCGATGGTTGTACCATTTGTGGGGGTAACCGTAGCTGACTGATGAACAGTTATCTCGAAAGTGTCACCGTTATCAAATACTGGATTAACAACGGTACCGATTGTGGTCAAACCCGTGCGTACTTTACTGGTCTGATCGGTGATGTCGATACCAGCCTTGGTCATTAAATCTTTAAACAACACCAATGAGAAATCGGCACCGGTTCCTGGACCAGAGAAGTCCTCACCTGGGATTATCTCATAGGTACCGGGGGCAACACCGGCTATTTCGAGGATACCGCCATATACACCAGCTGGTATTCCAGCCACGGTGAGAAGATCGTTAGATGATCCGGAAACCAGGAAGTATTTTGCTCCCTCATAACCAACGGTGTTCCTGAACCCAAGTCTACCACCGGAGTCGAATGCTTCCACTTCAACAATCGGATTCTTACCAAGTGGTGGAGTTGCAAATCTAGTGTTGATCTCAATTACGATTGCTGCAACGTTACCACCGGCAGTACTGGAGAAGCCATATGAGTCAGAATCTGTTGTGAATGAGAAGTTATCACCAACTGAGAAAGTAGGACCAGCGACGGAACCAACCACTTCACGAGGGAGGTTCGTCAGATCGTATGCTTCACCACTACCACAAGTGACCTGTCCGGGGTTCCGGAATGCCATCCTGTTAACTTGTGCCAGGGTGTCATAGTCATTAAATGCTTCTATTTCGTCTTCAATACCATTGGTGATGAAGAACTGGTTGATTTCTTGAACCATTCCTATCACGGTGCCGCCAGCAGCGGACGTGAACTGGAATGTTCCATCACGTGTTGTTACTTCGAAGTTGTCACCAGCCTGGAATTCGGGGTTAGCCTCGATTCCGGACACTGAGTTATTGTTTACAAACGTTATCGTTCCGGTAATCTCATTGCTTCCAGAAAGCTGACTGCCGGAAATCGTTATTGACGACGGGATGAATACTGTACCAGCAGCTTCCTCTTCCACATACGGGACTGTGCCAGTTACTTCTACCGGACCTAGTGAAATAACAACGTCGGAAACGTTCCATTCCGGTTCGTTTGCATCACGAATGCTAATAATATCACCGGATGACAAACCACTGATCACAGGCTCCCTGGAGAAGATATCCAGAGTCTGTACTGTTGCTACATCACCATCACGGGTTATGTCTGCACGGTAGTACTCAAGATTGCCCCACACGCTACCAGCAGCCAGATAATCCGGACCATTAGGGAATGTAACTGGGTCGGAGCCATCGATTGGTCTACGGTAGTCAACATAACTACGACGAGAGATATCCCACCACAGATCACCAACGTGGTTTGCACCCCATGCCAATCCATTGGAGCGTGTAGTATCAGGACCAACATTATATCGAGCTGGGTCCAGTGCTTCGGTGTAATCAACCTCAGCCACGGCAATCGGGTCGAATTTCCCAAGCTCGGGATCAAACTGTGGTGCTCTGGTAAGTGTGAATCCAGTCGTCTCATCAAACAACTGTGCGAAATATTCAGTATCTTCAACAATAGGAAGACCATTTCCGTCAACAGGGAATGTCACATTGGACAATCCGCTCTGTCCGGTTGGTGGTGGTGTGATCCACCTTGAGTTATCGGTCGTGTAAGTCCCTGGAGTTATACCAGCATCAGCAAGCAGGTCATTAACAGTACCAGCTTCAAGGGTGTACTCAGTTCCGATGAAGTCACCGGTGTTTTGGATGCCGAGAGTTTCGTTGTTGTCAGTTATAACAACAAACGCTTGGACACCGACCATACTGATAGCAGCAAGCTTTTGATTTATCTCAGCAGCAATATCAGTTGCGGTTCCACCAGACGAACCGTTGAAATAAAGGGTATTACTTGCGTTGCTTATTGTAAAATCATTGGATGCCACGAATGCCGGGTTTGACACGGTGCCAACAGCGGAGTTGTACCTATCAAAGTCCTGCACCTCAAGAACATTATCAAACAAGTTGACCGGGGTTCCGAAACCTATTATCTGGACATCATCACGGAATTCATCTTCGGTCACGTTGAATTGTGCAATAACACGATTCTCATCACCGAATTTTTGAACCTTCCAAGCCCAATCTTCATAGACGAACACATTACCAGCACCAAGTATGGTACCCCTGGTGTACGCCGTTACCGCACGCACTGTGCCTTTCGCATTAAGCATACCACGGAAGTAGTCAAACCTTGAGCGATCTGATGCGCCGATGATATCCATATAAGAATCATTAGGACTCCAACCGTATAAGTTCCTAGCGGAGTCACGCAGTGTTGGGTCATCGGGTGTATCTATTCTATCGTAGAACCTAGTAAAGTCAAAGGCTTGTTTCTCGAAGTTGGGGAGAAGTGTGCCATTATCGATGACGTAACCGTCTGCTTCCGGTCGTCCGACCCAATCATTTGTCCTATAACTATCAACACGGAGCGTTGTGTGTGCCAGGGAAAGTACAGGATCGTAAATTATGTCATTAAATCTCGTGATATTGGAGAATATCACAACGTGCTGCATCTCAATGAGATTAATACGGATGCCATATAGATCAGGGTCGCCAGTGGCTACTACTTCAGTATGTGATTCACTACGAGACACCAGGGTCTGATCGGAATCAATCGGGAGACCATTATAGTTTACAATACCATATGAACCATTCTGTAGAGACTCGATGTTGTTGGAAATACCGAAGTCTGCTTTGAATATGGCTTTTCTAGCCATCGGGGTGTACCGGAATATACCCGTATCCAAAACATCAACTTTGGATTTATTGGGATTCCATGCACTCTCTGTCTCGATGACCCATGCAGCAAACTTCTGGGCACCGTTCATCCAATCCAATGTTGCGTTCGTTGTTTCGTCCGTGTCGCTGAATATCCAACCATCCTCGTCCAACGCTCTACCATAACCGAGCATGAAGTTGATGACTTCAGATGAGGTTTCAAAGAACCTACCGTATTCGACTGCTATTCTTTCACCGGTTCCCCTTGGGAAGTAAGAGAACGGGATGCCCCGGACCTTAAAGGAACGCATTTGAGCACTAGGGCTCTGTGTTGTTGCCAGGACAGTCGCCGTAACGATCATCCCATCTTCCATCCGAACGCTACTCTCAATCTGGAAAGTGCGCTTATCAAGTATGGTTATATGCTGTGGTTTAATCCTTCTACCATCAACCAAGATTGACACCTTAGTGGTATCATTGTTAGCCAGATTAAATGGGAGAACCAGAGAGTCTGTTATGTAGGTGTGCTTATCACCAATTTCCACCAGGGTCAAAGCTGCTGGGCTGCTCCCCTGATTGACACCGGTTTCAAAACTCTCTCTGCGCTCAAACTGACCAGCGGCGGTCGGCACGGCAGGCTTATCGATTTCGAATATCGGGTTACTAGAATCTGTTCCATAGATACGGTAGCCAGACGGCTGCTCACGAACAACGGTAATACCGGAAGCAAACTTGCGATCAAACGGCTGTGACGTATGTAAAATAGTGTGGACATCCTCAAACGGAATATCATTACTGGACAATGTTGTTACAGTTGTCCTTTCGTCTCTGATGAATCCAGAGGTCTGCCATATAAGAGCCGGTTCGGTGTTATCGACAACCACGGCAAAATCAGCCGTCGGGCTTCCACCACCAGCTAAAATAACATCGGAAATCCATGCATTGGTACCGATTGATTCTATCAGATTACCATCGTCATCGACTTCAAGATGGGTTGGGATTTCGTCATTGTTCGGGCGAGTTAGCGTGTCCTGCTGTACAAAGTGTGGAGCAGTAGCTATCTGGTTCGTACCAGAATCACCTATAGATAATGTCTGACCAGCCCAGGTAAGATCGACCCACCTACCGTTCTTCATCAAATACGATGACAGTGAAACGGAGAATGGGTATATTGGGGAGTCATAAAACGACTGCTCGACCGGACCATCGTCGCCATACTTCCAGGAATCGTCGATCCTGTCCCAATCAAGACTGGACTCTTCAACAATACCAGCTGTGATTGGGTCTATAAGCTCACCAGCAGCGTCAACTGGTATAGGACCAGCCATCACAAACTCTTCTCGTACTGCGCCAGTTATCGGGTTGACAATACCAGCCTGGAAATCAACCCACATCGGGTGTGCGCTTCCGTATCTGGGGGTTCCGTCTGCCGCCACGCTGGTCGGGACGTACTCAGTTCTCCACCACGTAGGTTCGATGGTGTATCCCACAACTTCCCACGCATGAATCTGGGGCTCGATGGTGTTGTACAACCGACGATATATACCACGGTAGTTGCCTTCCACGCCAGCAGAACTGTAGTTCCATGTGAACTTGTCGGATTCTTCAAATGTGTCGTTAGCGGTAGGGTCTTCCTCTTCTAATATAACCAGACGGCTGTATTCGTTCTGTATTACTTTGCGGAATTCGTTATCACTGTAATCGAAATCAAATGAATTATTGAACAGTTGAATAACGCTCGTGGTTTTACCATTGTAAATGTAATACTCACTATCCCCATTATTGAGGAAAGTGTCATCGACAATTGCCTGGGTGAGCAACCACGTTGATCCATTATAATCTGCAAACACTGCCTGCCCGGTGGAGAACACACGCTGGTTCAGGCTCGGTGCCACGATGGTGGTATAATCAACCACAACCTCGTCAACCGGGGGTTGTGTCGTTACCGGGGTTTTATTACCGTAGTAATCACCCAGGAAGAAATTAGATGGAAGATATCTAGCTGAGAAGGAGGTGTCCTCCGTCCTGTACGACTCTGGAACTTTAGCGAAGAATCGATCTTGTAGATCAAGCCACATCAAGTCCCTGTCGTCACCGAACGAATTCTGGATGTACCCATCATGCCCACGGAGTAAAATATTACCCTGGGTGTCAACATACTTCGACGGTAGGTAAGTCGGTGATGCACCAACCTTTGGTGGTGATGGCGGGATAAAAATGGGTTTAGGGTTAGTCGGGTCAACAACGATTGCGGTACCGCTATCAACTCGGGTCTCCAGGTATGTACCCATGTCCGAGTGTGCATACGGGAAATCACCAGTCCTACCGGCGAACAGCTCCGTTAACACAGTGTCAACAGCCTCGGTGGGTGTTACAAGCAGTGTTCCAGCGGGGTCTGCGAATTTATTATCTTCACCCCATAGCTGATTCATCCTGTTGGTAAATCTAAACAGGGTCTTCTGATAAATTCTGGATGACTCACGCATCGCATTGGTGAAATCGAGGCTCGACGACTGTAATGTTGCCATAGTGCGGAGCAACGACTGTTCGGGATCGATAAGAGAAGCTCCAAGGGTGGGGCTCCTATCAGACCAACGATAACCATTCGGACCATTCGGGCTGCCGGATGCGTCATCCTGTGAACCAATGACACTAATCATATGATCCAATATCTTAGAGCGAGAGAATTCAGTCAGAATGACGTGATCTGGGTTCGAGCTAAGACTGTGCGGAACGTCATACAATCCCTCCGCATCCTGGGTCTGTTCCAAATCTTTATCCGATTTGAACCAGATGGAATGCATGAGACCAGTATTTTCGTCTTTGAAATATTTGTAACCCAGAGCACTCGACGGGTCACTCTCTAAAGTAAGGTTGAACAAGAACTCACCGGATGCGTTGAACTCCAGCGGGAACCCAAGAACGGTATCATCACGCCCGGTACCAACCTCATATGCATAAATCGTAGTGGATTCGCCGGTGTCCGTGATATCATTCAGGGTTGCATTGTAAGAATACTTTTTGTATACCGGCTGATCATTCCTTGAGTCTTTACTATCACCAGCAACGGACTCTATACCATTCCAGAATTCAACGATTGGTCGTACAGCCTGATCTTCAGACAGTAACGCAGCCTTATCAGCAGGTGATAAGTCTTCATAATGTCTCCACCAGTTTTCACGGGACCATGCGTCTTGGGCATCACTAAGACTGATACTATCGAAGAAGTTTCTGATATCGTACACGTGTTCTTGATCGGTACCAACACCAGACGGACCGGGGGCATTGGTATATACGAGGTCCACAAACATACCATTGGTGTAGATTTTAAATTTTCGCTGAGGCTTTACCCTAGCATCTTCCCAAATCATACCCTCACGAGGGACATCAGGAGCCACCAGTGACACGACTACGGGCTGGGCTATCCAACGTTTAGCCTGATCACTATACATCCACACCAGGGGTCTGTTGAACTCAGGACCGGTCCTGGTAACATACACAACGTCGCCGGACACAAATGGTGCAGTGTTGGTAGGAATATTATCTACTGGTGTAAATTCTACAACAATCCAGGAGGTACCATTGGAGCGATATATCAACCTTGTAATATTGGAAGCATCTTCCACATATTCACCGACTGCACCAACAGCTGGCAACCCATCAGCAATAGGAACCTCGACACGATTGAATGTCGTTCCGTCAAATTCATAAATCGTGGTTTTAGATGCTTCTGGTTCCTTGGTGATATACACACCATGAATGTCGGCAGCTTCACCGGGAACAATCCAGAAATACCTACTGAAATTGATATGCTTGTCATAATCAATCGGCGGGGTCCAAGCATAGAACCCGACATCAAACACTCGATTCGGGTCATCAGACAACCCACCATTTGCGGTGATCTGCCCAGTGAGGTCGGTGTAGAACGCTGCACTAAGTCTGCGCTGGAATTCCGGCTCAATGTAGGTGGCACCAATGGAAAGCTGATATTTCTGACGTTCGGGTGTGTTTTCGTGGATGAGCGGGGTCCGCTCAAGGTCCAAAGGCGTGAGCAACTCTCCCGATCCGATATACCCCTGAAGGAAATCAGCATTCTCGGGCTCATACATCATATCATCCGCAATGTAAGTCTCCTGGTCGTTATGAGGAGTCTTCAGATAATCAGGGTATGAGGTAAATGCCCTACGTTGTTTTGCCATCCATTTGAACCTTATTAAATTATATAGGATTATTTACTAATTTCCGAGGGGCACGATTGGAATAATCCATAAGAACTATATAAGTTCAAATGGATTATTTTTCAAGAACAGTAGCATTACCCGATTGCGCAGGTTTTCAGCTCTTCATCTGTTAAACTCGTGACAATCTGTACATTTTCAGCACTTGCCGCCGAAGCGAACAACTGATCCGGCTCAGACCTGACCTGGAACATTGCACCAAAGGACAAATCATTGGACCTTGGTACGATAACCACCGACTGGATATCCGGCGTCAATTCCTTATGGATATATGCTGCCAGTTCGGTGAAGTAGAATGTCTCACCGAAGTCCCAGTTCGCTGCTTCGAAGAATGTGTTGATCGCTGCCAAAACTCTCAGGCGGATATTGTTTTCACTAACCAGTGATCCTGGGGTCTGAACAATCTTGAAAGTAGCCTGGAGTTCTGGTATCGCCTGCTCACCAAACAACAGTAAGTATCTGGTCGAGTGGAAGATAATCGAATCACTCATGGTTTTGAAATCTTCAAAATCCTGGAACTGAGTGCGCAGTGCTTCCGAGGACGGGGCTTCTGGCATCGTGCTCAGTGGTTCGTTGTTGAACAACCAGGAACGGATTTGCTCATCATATAGCGCCGTGAGGATATAAACATCCATGACATTCGACACCGACGGGTCAATTCGAATGGAATCCGGGGAGTAATGAACCCACTTAAACGGTAGATCATCCCTACCAATCCGATACTGATACGCATCCTGATTAACAGCGACTTCCCATTCACCCTCAACGTGGGTGGTCTGGTTAGCACCATTTGCCACCAACCATTGACCGGTGGTCTGGTCATAGTGAATATCACCACTAACATACGGAATAGTGTGACACGCCACGAGTGGGGTGGCGGAATAATAGATCGTCTTAGTCTGGATGGGATCACCCGGTACTGGATAACCACTAACGGTATCAACACCTTGCGTTCCATACGTCCCTTTCGGCGAAGTGAATCGGTTTATCGGCTGGGGTACTGTGAATCCTTGCGAATCAATACTCCTCCAAAGAACCAAATCGGTTACTCCGTCCTCTACAACGAAATCGCTAAACAGGAACGGATTGTCGTAGAATCCCGAATTATCTAAGTCAGCCGGGGTGACAAAAATACCGTCAGTATTGACGTAGCCGTCTGGATATCGGAGAACATCGGAGACAAACAGCTCATTTCCGGAGTCCGAGATAAAACTGGGATCGTCTGAGATGCACTGTCTACGTAAGCTGTCCCTGGTCTCATTGCAATTAAGAATGGTAACGGCGTCATGTTCAACCACACCAGTCTCGGGATTAAGAACAGCAGAATTATTTACGAAGAAGAAATCGACTTCACGAGCTGATTCCCAGAAGAATCCAAACCCACGGTCTGTGATGCTCCAGAAATCTTCACCGGTTCCACCAGGAACGAATTCAGCCATAATCATCCACGACGCATCAAGTCCGGAGCCGGACGTATTACCTTGGTTTGCAAGGCTAAATGGTGATGTCTTATCGAGATTTTCAAAGGTGATCATATTCCAAGTGGATGTCACATAGTCCCAGGAGATACCAAAATCAAGACGGAACAATAATTGCTGCTCGATGTTGGCAAGCTCGGCTCCAGTGAATACTGTACGCATAGCCGGGAGCACGGAGTCAATCGTGTCCAAGTCCTGCACTATATCACGAAGGATTATCGATCCGGCACCAGTGCCGTCATCAACGATCCGATCCACGTATGCGTTTACGCTCAACCCGGTTGTTATAACGGCGTCAACATCAACGAATTGAAGATTAGTTGTTGTATTTCCGGTACCTACCGGTAAAATATTACTACTATTGTCCTTGATATTACCACGGGACTGGTCGGCAACTATCGCATTTTCTGCCCATTCATATGGTTGAAGAACAAAGTCACCATTGCCATTAAGGCGGGTATCGGTGTTAGTGTTATCAAACTTTATCGGCGGATAATCATTAACATACAGAACATTCTTGTCCGGTTTTGAAATAAGAGGTGCTATGTAATTGTTCAATAAGGAATCAATAGGCACGATGGTTATGTCTGCGGACACCTGGGTGTTCGTCAGAGTATTATCTTTATAGAACCTACCATCGTCTGCCATGACCTTAACGTTCTGGTACAATCCAGTCGGGTCTGTCAGTTTGGAGAATCTGGAGTGACCGGCATACGTCCGATTTACAACCTTGACTTTCTCGATGGCACTATCTTTCAGGAAGAAACTATTATAATCCTGACCGGTAACCATGCGATTCTGGGTGTAGAATACCCGATTAGCACGGGTTCTGATATCGTCATTCGATTCTGTAGCGGCAGCATTCAGTAACTGATCCCTCAGAGAGAATGTCAATGTCAAATAAAATATAGTCGAGTCAACAACATAAGGCACGGTTACTTGTTGATTCTGTATGGCTTCTGGCTTGATAGCCTGCGGCTGTGGGTTTGCGGTGCGGTACCAGAACCTGAATAGTCCCTGGGGGATCGCACCGAATTTACCATCACCAAAACGAACCCGAACCGTGTCGCCGAGTAGGGTGTCTATTTCATAAATGGTATTCGAACTGTCAACGTCCGGATCGAATGAAACGCCTTCACCGAACACATCATCAACCTGAGTCCAATTCTGGATAACGTCACCATTTTCATCGACTTCTTGAACAAAGAAATCGTCATTATTAATATTGGGGACATCAAGATCAAACACACGGATAATGATCGGGTCTACAAAATCCACATCACGGAAGGTGAGGGTTCCCTGTACTACCTGGAAGAAGAATCCAGTACCGTCGGAGGAAAGACCTTTACCGTCCTGGTTATACAGGATGTTGTAAGCGTTTGTTGGGTCAGGAATATTTTCCTCGACCACACCAGTATCCTTGTCCAATAACAAGTTGATGGTATCAAACGGGAGGTTCACACCATTAACCTGGGTGGTGAACGGGTATGAGCCGCCCTCGGGGGCAGCCGAATTGAAAACGTACTGGTCCTTCTGGATGCCATCAGTCTGTGTGGAAACCAGCGGTCTACCGAACTGGGTCCGGCGAGTGAATGCGGAGTTCATGATCAAAATAAACTGTTCCAACCAATCCTCGTTGCGGGGGTCGTTCCAGATAATATCAGCATTCTGGATATTAATACCGTTGGAATCGGTGATTGGTTGATCTGTTCTTATGCGCTCGATGCGGACTTGACCGCTGGCGGAAGTAACACGGTCTACCTTATATGCCACGTTTTCGGCGAGGCGGATGAGGCTGTTACGACGTTCTGCTGTCGCCAAAAAGTTTTCCCTGGCGTTCAGGTCGATCCTGAAAGCGATGTTCTGGGACAACCACGCCAGTGTCTCGACTTTCATTATAAATTCCGAGGAGGCTATCCAATCGTTGAATTCTTCCGGGAAGGTCTGCTGTAAGTGATCCATTATAGCCTGGACTAAGTTATCGAAGTCGTAGGCTCTAAAGTCAACGTTTTCAATGGCTTGGTATATCTGAATCCAATCCTCAGCGACGAATAATGTATTCTGTCTACTAATTACGTTTGCCATTATATTTGTGCCTCAAAGATTGCTGCGAAATTTGCCGTCATATCGAATTCCAGAACTTTTAATGTAATATCGAGTCTAATGCTGTGGTTTTCAAGGTCCACCGTGGGTTCTAGTGCTAAAAGCTGCACCCGTGGGTCTTCAGAAATTATTCTCTCAGCGTCTTGCACTATCAATGCTTCCGTGCGAGAATCTGACAAATCGAACATGAGATCATGAATAACGGAACCATAATTGGGGCGCATACGGCGTTCGCCCAGGCGGGTGTTGAATTGATTTAGTAAATCCTGAGATACTAAATTGATATCAAACAACCCGGTCTGGATACCCTCGTTTGCTACGGAAGAAAAACCCCGGTAAAGTGCCTTCGCCATCTTGATTTCCTAGAACATTAGACTTATATTTAATACCCGCTATACTATGTGGGCTCATCTTTAATATTTACTAAAGAATTCTCTTAAGAATTCATATACTTCATACTCTGAGGAGGGTAGCAGATGAAAAAAGCCTTATGCATGGATGATTTTATTCAGAATTACAGGGTTTTACTAACAGAGGAGCAAGAAAACGACCTGTTTCAACTTTGGTGGGATACCAAAAGTCAAGAAGTACTACTTGAAATTGTTAAGGCATACTCGCCGATAATCCAGCGTTGCGTCCGGGAGCTTGCCGGATACAAAGCAAATCCAGAAGACTTGCGTAGTGAAGGCGTCATTGCACTCCTTGCCGCTGCACAAAACTTCAAACCTGAAGTTGGGCGATTCGCAACCTATGCGAAAACGTGCATTAAAGGTATTATGCTGGGTTTCATCACCAAGAACTATTTTCCAGTCAACGTATGTACCAGTCATGGGAAGAAGAAATTATTTTTCTCAATCCGAAAACTGGTGGCTATCACACTGATTAAGGAAGGTAAATTCGACATGACCAGGGATATCGCCGTGGAACTTGCGGAGAGTCATGAAGTGGATGAGGCTGTGGTTTACAGCATGTACGACATGATACGGAAGCCGTACATTTCACTTTCCGAGAAGATTCCGATGTATGGTTTTGAGACGGATCACACCATTGAGGAACATATGGTGCTCGACGGTGATGATACCGATGTATCAGCTGACCTCACCGACCTGCAATTCCACCGCAGGATCATTGATACCGCAATGGATGAGGTTCTCGACAACCGGGAGCGTAGGATTTTCGAATCCCAAATGCTGGTAAATCGGGAGGACAGGATAATCCTGGAAGACCTCGGGGCGGAATTTGACATCTCCAAGGAACGAGTACGGCAGTTAAGGAACGGTGCCTACACTAAGGTTAAGCGTGCGATCATCCGGACCATCGGTCACGATCCGGATATGTTTTAACCGACCCCAAGCTCAGTATCCGTTGCGGAGAAGAACTGTTCAAGTTCTTGTCTGCGACGGTCATTGAGACCCTTATTGAATTTCTTCTGAGACCTATTGAATCGCATCCAGTTCTCCGGAACCTGCTCTATGTTTCCAGAGTTCAGACGCTTCAATGCCGTGCTATTTGCGAATGCTGTTATTCCGATGTTGTAAGACAGTGACACCATGGCATCAAACTGCCCCTGGGTTATATCAACCGTGACATTGGAACGCACTGCTCCCTCAAACTTCCTCAAGTCTTGGTCGAATAAGCGGTCAGCTTCAGCCGTGGTTATCTGTAAGTTCCCGTTTGTTCTATACAATTCTGCTATAAAGGCTTTATCAACCACCTTCCCGTTTATCACATCACCAAGGATGATGTTATGTCCATATCCGATTGCCCATGCGGTACCAGCGTCCAGATAAGCAGTCTGTGTGACTTTACCCTCTTTGGTATGCATGAACCTTTTAACAGCCGCCGACGACGTATACTCAACAGCCGGTCGTAATACTCCGTCGGCTGGGGTTCCGAGGTCTTCGTAAACTGGGGTCTCACCAATATTAGTGGTCGTGTAGTCCACACCACGTGATATGGATGGCACCGATGCGCCAAACGACAATCCAACAATACTCAACGGGGCGACAGCATTCGGGATTGATGATCCAGCTCTGGTTTCGATTTCCTCATACTCGTCCACAAACCCTCTGAAACCGAGTGTGGACTTGATACGACCGCTCCAAGGTTGATGTTGGGGCACTACGGTGGCAAGAGCCGATCTCGTCGCTACGGGCTCCTGACCAAGCGATATCTCATCATCGGTGGGAGCAGCCGGGACGGTGTTGAGTTCCGGGATGGATGCTGATCCTGCGGGGCTTGCGGGTTTTGCTGGCTCCGCCTGGGCACCGGTACCCGAGTTCATGAAAATACCAGCCGGGGCTGTCTCACGATATACTGTTGTAGTGACGGATATATCAGCTGATGCCGTTTCTCTAATGCTCAGTGCCGACATACTGATATCAGCACCGGATGAAATTCTAGCAAAAGATGCCGCCAATAAATTAATACCACCACCAGTGGTTAAACGATACTCACCACCAACGTTCATATCGAAACTTCCTGATGAAGAGAAGTTGGCGGACCCGGATGCATTGATAGAATAGCTCCCAGCCTCAATGTTTTTATTACTGTACCGTTCATTACTGGTGCCAACCACATCCATAGTATGGTTGCCCCCAGCTTTTAAATTCAAATCAGTACCAGACTCGATATTAACGGCACCACCGGCTGTTAAGTTGAGATCACCTTCAAAGTTAAACGACCCGGAACCTGCACCATACACGTTGAGGTCTCCGTCGTCCTGCATCTCTATCCACACATTACCTTTGGGTGTTGAGATATAGATAAAAGCGTCATTGGGAGCTTCTCCGGTGAGACCACCATCGTTGAAATATATCTGCGACCCAGCCGAGGTACGAATGCGGAGCCCTTGGTTGTCCGGGTGATCATCCATGACGATCTGATGACCCTCGGAGTTTACATTCTGATATTTGCTCCTAGTGGGGGCAGTTATTGACGTACCCACTGGATTACCATCGAATTTATCACCAGTCGTTGCATTTACATTATATTTTTCAGCATTAAAGAACCACCCAGGAGACTTCAACCCCGTCACATAAGATGGTGACTCACGACGGGCACTGGATATACCGGCACCACGAAACTGATCGTTGATGAGACCAGACAACATAAGATTCAACATGTATGTCCTGGCTGGGTATACATCATCAAACCGTCGGGCGGCATCGGTACCAGCAATGTCCCGTGTTTTTTCAAGCGAAGGGATGAGTGCATCCGGAGGTATTGTCTTACCATCGAGTGTGTTTGCCAGTACCTCTGGGTCAACAGTGTCTTGGTTTACGCCAGAAATAGACGGGGTGGAAAAATTACTATAGAATTTTGGGACTGCGCCTATCCAGTAAGCACGGGCTATGTCCCCGTGTGAGAATAACACACCGACCTGATCGCCTATACGAGGTGTTGCCCAAAATCCATATGATGAGGTATCACCATTCTGGACGGCATTACGATTATCTGAATCAGTAACCCTATTACTATCGGAACCGAAGAATGGCATCAGCGGGTAACATTGAATCCAACCCACTCGTTGCGTTTGATCAAATTCCAACTGACCAGTTCCTCGATCTGGTGTAGTTCCGGACGTTGGTATGGCTCCCTCGTTCAGTCGCTTACCGGAGAATGCCGGTATGTATACCCAGACTTGCCCCATACGCTGGTCGTCGGCGTCATCCATAACGGTTCCGATGTAGAAGCCCATTCCCTGTTGTTCTGGTACGGGCGTAGACCTACCCCCGGAAGCTACACGCCGGGTTATCTCACCTATACCATTATTGAAAGTGTTGTTGCCTCTTCCCATTATTGTTCCTACTTATCCCTTCGGTTCAGTACGTTAGCTGTTGTTCTTGGGTTATTAACACTCTGGCTAGCGGTCGTGCTGGTCGTACTATCCCCTAATAATGGACTCCGCTTCTGTTGCGTGAATGCATCCGAAACCTGTCCTTTAACTCCAGGTTGTGAGTTTCCGGGTGCCTCTTTATATTTAATCGTGGAGCTAATGATATCTTCAAATCTAAGACCTTCCTCAACGTAATTCAAGTGATTCATTTTATATCCTTGAATCTTCTGAGTAAAACTACCACCGGAGAATGTACTCTCCACTGAGTATACCCCATAAAAACCACCCATTACATTTGGGTTCCTACCCTTTTTATCCTCAGACTTGATAGTACTGTATGAGTCTGGGTCCATGTAGTTTTTCTGCTTGGGTGCTCTTATGTTAATGAAGATACACTTATCAGTATTTGGTTTAATCAATCCACCTATTTTCTTCAATCGGTTCATGTCAGCCGATGCATACGGGGATAACAACCACAGTGGATCGCCACGAACTTGTAAATCTTCTATCTGCATCTGATCATTTGCTAACCAATCCTGGAACTCCCGCATATACTTGTCCTTCCGGGAATTTATAGATGCAGCTTCCCCCTGGATTGCACCGTATGAATTTTGATCGGGTGCCATTCCTTTACCACCACCGAGAATATCATATGGCGGAAGTCTATTGTTTGCTGCGGTTTCGAGGTCTTTCCCTCCACCCAGGACTGTATCAAACCTATTATCTCTATCGGTCACACCAGTTAATGTGGTTCCAATTTGTGTCTGAATTGATTCACTAAACGCCTGATACTGTTTATCACGTAAGTTTTTTTCTTGCTGAGCTGCGGTGGTTGTCGTTCCGGTTCCTTTAGTTCCTGGGAAATCCTGACCACTGTCCATAGCCTCAAAGAAGAACGCAGATAGATTTATACTAAAATCCAACACTTCAGTATTACCAGAAGTATTCAAGTAATCATATTTTCGGACTATAGCACCTATTTTTGTCATCTGTGATACTCGGCGTATCTGGGCTTCTAATGCGGTATATTCGCCAACATTCCTAGCGGAGTAAGAACCCTTCTTGAATGATATAAACGGTTCAATTATCACCTGTATCTTTAAATTCTTATAGTCGCCGACCTCTTCAGCCTTTTCACCATACACCACATTAAACCGAACAGTGAAATGTGTCCTGGGTCTGACAAATTGATTATTATCGTTCTCGGATGATTTCGCAATGAATAATTCATGGACATACGGCAAGTCAGTCAATGCCGATTGTATCACAGTCAACAAGTCTATATTTTTACCAACACCAACGAGTGACCCAGCCTTATCTGGCTTGACATACGCCTGACTAACCGCCCATTCCTGACTCCAAAATTCAGTATTACGTAGGGATTCGGGTGCTATAAATTCATATTCTCTAAGCAATCCAGTAGGACCATTAGTGGATTGGGTAGTATCGATCCTGCGAGATTCCTCCAATACTACTTTGACATGATCCAAGAAACCACCAAACGTGTTGGAAGTTCCGGTGAATATTTTTGCTGCATCAACTGCGAAGTCTTCGGTACGAAGTGCGGCAGAGCCAGACGGTACAAAATCTATATTATAAACGGTGCCGGTGTTCGTTACTTTGGCTTCAACCTTGGATATCACAACATAATACGTCAGGAATGGTATCCTAGTTTCCTTACGTGTGTCTATATCTATGACCTCTTTCCAGCTTCCCGTCCGTGGGTCGTATCCTGAAAAGCTTATATCAATACGATACAGTATGCGACCATTATTGACATTCTTATAACCAATACGGTCTGATATTGTCCTTATATCATCATTGAAACTAAAACCACCGGGTTCTAAGATTGTCATCCTGCCTGCAAACATAGAAGATATTAACGGGTTGGCATTTGTCGGGGATTGGTAATTTTCAACAACCATGTCAGTGATGGCATAATAATTCTTATCACCGATGAACACATTCTCCGTTTTTACCGTCGGACCGGCAGATGCTTTTGCATTCATCATTGCTGATATATCACCGGCACTACCTGTCACCCCTGGGGGTAATCTAAACGGGGCTCCCGGTGGTGGTGTCTTGTTCTCTTCAACCGTTGTGGTTCTAACAAAACTATGATCGAAATTACTACCAGTCGATGCAATAACGACGGCTCCTTTCGCTCTCAATTCACTGGCGATATCTCGCTGTGGTAATTCTTCACCGAGTGGGATAGATTCCTGAATCTCTATGGTGGTATCTTCTGGTACCATTGAAAAGACAATATTATATTGAACATTCAGGTAGTCATTAAGAACGTTTGTGGCAATACCAGTGTAATTATCAGGATCATCCTCGAAGATCAAACTACCAGTTTCACCGGTACAATCGACAGTTTTCTTTTCACGTTTTGTCCTAATCCTCGTGCCACGTCTTCCCTTGGAGACATATTCCCGGTTTACGTATTGTTCCTCACCCAGTCCATGACATACATCGGAGGGGATGGCACCATTCTGTTTACTATCAGTAGTATCCAGTGCTTTATTAACATTGGCACCACCACGGCGCTTGGAACTCCTCGGCGATACAGCCCCATGCGCATTAGACCCCGTGACAGCCTGTTTTAAACTATCAACGAAACCTAATTTAGGGGTGATCTTCTTTTTCCGAGGATTATTCCTACTCACACTAACGTTCCTATGTATGATGGGTCCGGAATTATCAAAGCTCGACCAAACGTCAGGTCAAACACCGGGTCTTGTAAACCATTTCGAACTGGGATCACCCAGAACAAATCTTCGTTGCCGTATATATCCCTGGCGAGCAGGTCCGGGCGATTGACATACCGCTCATTATTGAGGATGGTTGCCCTATCTAATGGATGTTGATCCACGGACCGATGGACGTAATAGGTCAGATACTTCCCAGTAATATCTGTGAAGTTATACGGCGATGCTGAATCGTATGATGGTACGTATGTCATTGTTTTATATCCCGGTGGAATCCCTTACGATTTTTTAACATGGTGCCGTCTCGGTAATCTTGCAGAGACCAGTTGAGCCAGTAGTTTGGTGTGTGTTGAACTATCAAACTGATCGATGACACCTCAAATTTCATCGGCAACCATGTGTAGGAACCAGATGATGGGTTCCTACTCGTCAACATAGTCCTGGATATGTACTCGGGTGACCCAGGCTCGGGTATGCCAACATAATCAATATCATTCGGAAATGTCCAATCCGCCTTTTCCATGAACACCGGAACCCGGTTGAATGCATAATTACCATATGCGCTAAACCACATCGGTGATGGTGGTCTACCTGTTCCGCTCCTGCCAAAATCCATGTTACTATACGACCGAAGGAAGTGAAGCACCGCCATTGCATATATTGCGTTGTCGAAGGTGTCGCACGTCCACATACAATTTGATAATGAAATCCGGACGTTAGATGTGTTTTTGTAGAAATGATACGACTCGTTGGAGTGTGTTATTTCAGCCGCCTCGTAATTGACCTGGACATTCTCACTGATCGTTGGGTTGTATGGGAACACCAACCCATTCGTCATAGAAATGGGCCATAATGCACTGGTGCGGTCCGTGTCCCTGGATGCGCTAACCCCAGCCGTTGTGTTGATATCGATGGTGATACCATTATATTGCTCACCGGTGGCAAACGATGTCCCCGGCTTGGCAGCGGGGGGAGCCGGGTTGGCAGCAGCACCAGAAGCAACAGATTCCGACCCATTCATGTTGAAATCAAATGGCGTTAATCTTGCTGCGACGTGCTCGAAAGCGAATGATGGCTCTTTGTTTGCATTAGTTTCCATATCAAAATCCTTGGTTACTTGGATATTTATCTAAAATAGGACTTGAATTTTGTGACAAAAATAACCACATTATACCTAACACAAAAATAATAAGCATATACTAACATTGGAGAGAGAATATTATGGCTGTTCGGAAGAGGAAGCCCAAGAACTACGTTAACAATGCTGATTTATTGATACAGATTCAACTCAGTAAGAACACACAGTTGGAAAATGAGGATTTTACCCCGGCTCAGTGCCTCACCAGCGAACTGGTGAAGATGCTGATCATGCTCGTTGAGCGGTACTCCCAGAAAGCAAACTGGAGGAATTACACGTACTTAGACGATATGAAGGGAGAGGCTATCGCCTCTTTGTGCCAGAATGCGCTCAAGTTCAAACCTGAGAAGAGTAACAATCCGTTTGGGTACTACACCCAAATAGTTACGCATTCTTTCCTCACTTTCCTTGAAAAAGAGAAAAAAGTGCGTAAAATACGTGATGACCTTCTGGAACTCAATGGGTTCACCCCGTCATTCACCAGACAGATCGAGAATGACGAGCAGGCTCGGGTTGACCGGGAGGATAGAGCTATCACCCACGA